TATATTGATATAAAACAGATTAATTTATCTATTTTTTCTGTTCCTTGCAACATTATTTTGGTTATTTCGGTATCAATGGTATAACCATTGGTTGTGAGATAGGAAAATAAGTCAGCTATTTCGTTCATGCAAAGAAGTTCTTTAGTTTTAATTGGATGCATAATAGCTTGGTGGCAATATGGGGAAGGGCAGCAATTGCTTGGAGTTTTAAATGGGGAAGGTTTGGGAATATGTAGTGAACGTACCAGTGATTGGAGGGGTCCCTGCGGTTTTTGGTTGATAATAACTATTTTTTTATAACATTCATTTTGTTTATCCAAGTAGACAACTGCGCGAAGTTGATATACGGGCATGATTATATAAATTGAATATTATAAATATTAAGAAAATCCGAATAGAATCAATGGAGATATATCGCTACAAATTTTCGTCTGTATACTTGACAAAAGTACAAGTATTTATTAATGTACATCGTTTTGATGAACCCGATGTCTTTAAGGAGGCATGGGGTGCATGGGTAATGCAAAATAATGAAATGGTACAGAGAGAAACTCGCCGCTTGACAAATCTCGGATATGAAGGAAATATTTCTGACAAAATGTATAAAAGTGTGCGCTATTATTTCAAAAATAAATCGACAATAAAAGCAAAACCCAAGGCAAGGCGTGGGTATATACGACTTGATAAATCTACACTAGATGTTATGGATGATTATATCAGTGAAGAGATATACGCTAAGCCTTCAGAGTCTTTTCAAGCCTTCTTGGAAGCACATCCCAAACTTATATGTAATATAAAGACCTCCTTTCTCGATAAGGATGTTAAAGAGGACTATATCGACCTTAAGATAAAGAAAACATATAAAAATCGTTGTTTCAAACATTTTAAAAATATGTAGAGTCTATATACATGAAAGGTGGCGGGTTGATATCCGAAGGAGGTTATGGCTGTGTTTTTTTACCTTATTTGACATGTAAAGGAAAAACTACAAAAAATTTCGACTATATTTCAAAAATAGAGGTAAAGAACTTTAGTTCTGACAATGAAATAAAAATTGGCAAGATTATCAAACAAATACCTCGCTTTTATTACTATTTTGTGCCTGCAATTTATCATTGCGATATTAATATCAGCGAGTTTAAAAATACCGATATTGATAAGTGTCGGCTCTTTAAACGTTCCTCTGCGACTTCCACTCCCTTTATTCTATTGAAAATGCCTTTTATTGGGTATAAGAAACAGATTATCTCTTATAGTGATTATATCATTCAGAAGTTGAATGATCGTGAATTATTATTGAATTTAATTGATAGTTACCAACATTTATTATTTTCTGTAGAGTTATTGGTAAATAATGCTATTTGTCACTTTGATTTAAATGAAAACAATATTTTATTTTCTCAAACACGTAATACACCTCTTATTATTGATTTTGGGTTATCAATACCAATGAAAACGCTGACTTCTGAGAATTATTCTAATTATTTCTATGTTTATATTCCTGAATACTATTACTGGCCTCTTGAGGTTCATTATATAAATTTTTTACTTCACGAAAGCTCAGAACCAACGTATCAAGATGTGGTTACTATGGCAAAACGCTATATGAAGGAAAATACACCCTTAATACAAAATTTTTCAAAATCCTTTCTGCAAAAGTTTGAAACAGCGTGTGTTGAAATTCTTGATAACTATCGCTTGAAATCATTGCAGATTGACGACCTTCTTATTTTTTGGAAAAGCTGGGATAATTATGCACTCAGTATTATGTATCTCCGCATTCTATTTTATTTAAATATAACCGAAGATGGCGTTGCATATACCGAGAATACTTTTGTGAGTGCGTTTACTACAATACTGCTGCAAAATATCCATCCTAATGCTAGTCGGAGGCTTACTATTCAAGATACACGTGATAAGTTTTCTACCTTTTTTTATAATCCGGCGGTGAATAAGGTGGGGAACTACGAAAATATTCTAGAAAATCTATCAGAAAATAAAAAGCGGCTTCACAGAGTAGTATTAAAGGATAAAAAGGAACTTCTAAAACTAGAAAAGCGTTATACAAAGCGTGATAAGTAATAATTATTTCCGTCGGCGGCGGTGGTGTCGTTTGCGTCTGGTTTTAGCAGGATGTCGGCGACGCCGGCGCGTTTTATGATGCCTTGTACGCTTTTTTTTATATGTCTGCGTGGCAGTCCGAAGGATACCGCGCAGCGGCTTTTTAGGATGCATTGCCATTATTTTTTTAACGTGTGAAAACCATGTTGTCATTATAAAATAATGAGAGAAATTTAAAATTGATTAAAGATTTATAACCAGATGCCAACTTCCAAACTATCATTCAATGGGGCTAACGCGATATCTCTATATGAGTGATGAAGTGATATATTCATTTATAGATTGCCTGCTCCGTAGAAAAAATCTCAGAAAATGCTATTTTTGGATCGCGGAATACTATTTTAGCGGATTTCGCGTCAAAACATGGTCACTGCTTTGGAAGATATTTTATGATTTTTATGCTGTAATACATCCCAAGCTAGAAGGTATACTTCAAAAAGAATATGCTAAATGGACCAAACAATCATCAATTATTCACATATTGCATGTTACATTGAACTTATTTAAAAGGCGAGCTAATTGTGAGGTCTTTATGTTCAAATATATTTCGCCATCGGATAACTATGTGCCCCGCGGACGGATTCCGGGATGGGTAAAGGAATTTGATGAGTCATATAAAGGTCTCGTTCTCGCCCTAGAAGCCAAACAATTTCCGGATATTCTCTTCTATTCACAAAAAATAGATCCAAATGTACTATTTCAACTCATTTGTAAGTATTTCAAGATGAGACAAGGTTTATCTCTCACGAAGGAGACTTTAGAGAGCATACCATATGAGAATAAGTTTCATATTATTCTTGCATTAATCCTGCATCTGCAAAAGTCAGAAGAGGAAATTAATTTGGATAGTACGCATTATATTGCGCGTCATAACGACATAGTATGGATTAAAAATATTAATATGAAGGTTATAAAACCATTATATCGGACTTTGGGTAGGAAGCGTCTCTATACGATCTCTCCGAATATAGGGTGTTTTAACTTATGTCGGTTTGATACGCGCTACCCTGCAATGAAATATTTATTAGGATTCAAATGGGAATATTTTGCTTCATTCTCTCCGCTATGGCAAAAACGTTTTGTGCGTTATAAAGCAGTGCGTCGTAAACCAACATTTGGAATGTCCTTTATGACTGATGATAATTTCGAGGCATTTAGTGAGAGATATGACTATGAGCCTGACGAACAGACACTTGCAGTGCAATTTAAAAGTATTCGTCCGATTGATACATGTGTTCCGAGCCGGTGGTTATTTGATATTTTTGGGACATATAATCATGAAATTAAAAGGTTTGATACTTATTAAAATTGATAAGTTTTTTTTAATCAGGATTAATTATAAATCATGGTTAAAAACAAGAAAGGAGGACGAAGTCATAAGAAAATGGCAAGTAAAGGTGCTAAAAATCACCAGCGAACAACTAAACTTCGTTTGCCCGGTCAAGATGGTGAGATGATTGCGCGGGTTATGAAGACCTTCGGGCATGGTATGATCGAAGTATTATGTAATGATGGGGTTACCAGATTGTGTATTATTCGAAAGAAATTTCGTGGGCGTAATAGGAGAGATAATGATACTAAAATACATTCTTTTATCCTAGTAGGGCTTCGTGCATTTGAAGTTGTTGCTGCAGGTAAAAAGGAAAAGTGCGATTTAATTTATGTGTATAATGACTCCCAAAAACTTAAGATAAAACAGGGTGGGCATGTTGAATCTCGTCTTCTCCAAGATAAGGGTGATCATGAGAATGACGGCGGTTTTATATTTTCGAAGGATGCTCCTGATGAGCCTGCGGTGAAAAGTTTGGGTGACATATTAGATCCTGAAGCTATGCCGGCTGCAGAAGTCGTTGAGAAGGAAGATAGTTGGTTAGCGGATATGATAGATGATATTTAATCAGGATTTATGCTCTCATCTCCTTCTATGCTCTCTCGAAGACTTAATAATATTGCACGCTGGATACGTTCTTCCTCATCTTCTTGTAATCTTCTATCAAGCATATCATAAAGTACATTACGTAAGCGCGTCCGCGCACCCCGGAGTGGGGGCATTGGGGGCAGTGGCGGCGGCTCCACATCCTTTTTTATTTCTTTTTCATCTAATGTATATCTACAAATGGGGCACTCAGGACTTTTCTGCTCTAACCAAGTCATAATAGCTTCTTTATTGAAGATATGTTTACAGGGTAATGTTGCTATTTCTTCGCCTTTCTCAAGTGGACAACGTGTAATGGCGCAAATTTCCTCTGTTTCTCCATTAAACAACGAGAATACTATTTTTTCTTTTCCTTCTCTCGATATAATACGTTTATATAGATTTGCGGGTTCGCCAAAACTTTGCTGCACAATATTATTCATCGCATCGCCATAAGGTTCGATCAGCGCATTTGGTTGATATATAATATTGCTACTTAATTGCTGCCTTAATCGATTTATGATTGCTTGATTATTACTCGTATCATTTGCTCGTGGTGTGATAAATGGATTTTGTCCAAACATAGATAAAATGGGGTTTGTGCTGCGCGCGAAGGTGCGCGTAGTCATTATTGGCGACCACATCGACTGCATTGTTGGTGTTAGCTGTATTAACCTTGATGCATCGAGAGGAGGTAGTGGGGGAAGTTCATCGGTATTTTCTTCATTTACATTATTGTAAATAGAATTATTACTAGCATCCATATTTATATGCAATAGCTATGTTTAATTATTTTTACAAATTATTTAATTATTTTTTTAAAGAAGTATTCTAGCGGAAAATATCGTTTATGTTGAAGTTCTTGAAGAATAGTTGAGGATAGTGTTCTATTTGTTTTCTTTTTGCGCGAAGTAAGCATATTTAATGATTTTGCATTATAACCTGCCATAAGATAAGTATTTTTTTCCCCAAAGATAAGTGGCATACCGGGTGTTTGTTTAACATTATAAAAAACTAATTTTGGAAGAGTGCATTGGGGGATATTGTAGGTAAATTTTTCTCGTATAAGTTCATATATTGCTTGTTTTTTAGGTGGCCAACATTTTTTTCTTTTGAAGGTTTCAAATTGCATATCGGAAATGATGCAAAGTGTTAAATTTTTAATATCTTCTGGTGTTGTATTGGTTTTTATTAGGATATCTTTGATTGTGTCCAAGGCGCCTTCAATATTGCTTTTCATTCCACGTATGGTTTTATAGACTGCTGTAGCTTTTTCTACAAAGGTAAGATCATTTAATATTAGCCATTGTGGTGAGGCGGAGAATACCATAATACGATTTGTAAAAGGTGGTGGAGCCATTTCCGAGATACGTATTCCGACGCCGATGGCATTAAAAAGTGGTATTAGATTATTTTCTTCGAGAGAAGCGCCTATATCCACCAATGGGATGATGGGTACCAAAGTATGCTTTGCATGTTCGAGTGCGTGTTGGGAGCTCCATAATTTATTTATTATTGCCGCCTTTTCTTCTAATGTACAGAATATTGCGGATTTCACTAGATTACCCAGTTGAATTTGTGCTGCGCCAGCAATAACTTCTGTTCGTTCCATGAAGTTTCTAAATTTTCCCGCTGCAATATAGCGATCCCACTTTGCATATCTTGTTTGATTATTGTTTTTAATATTTTGAAATGCTAGTATATTCTTATGGATTGTGGTAGCGCTTACTTTTGAAAAATCTATCATATGATAATTCTTTTTACACATTAACATCTCTGTATTGTTTGTATAATTATTCATTTTTGAGAGAAAGCGTCGTAGTATCATGTTTGCCTTCCGAACCGCGCGTATCTTAGATCCCTTTAGATTTTGAAACAAATGCGGAGAGAATTTTATGGCAATTTTCTTAAAAAGCCACCCATATTTTGATTTCTCTCGCGGAGTCCATTTTGCAGCAAGAGAGATTTTTTTCTCTTGCTTATACTTCTCTTCATCCTCTTTTAATTGCTGAACCAAGAGGTCTATCATTAATTCTATAAAGGGATGGTGATCATCAGCAGTTCTTTGATAAATATAATTTGAAAACAACTTTACATCTTTCCATGATCCATATTTTGAAAACTTAACACATTGCATGAATGCAAAAAAGGCTAAGGATGGGTAGAAATGGAACCAAACGAAAAGTTGCATATATGCTAATTGATATTCGCCACGCCCATATTCTTTGTCTCTCGTATAGCCGATGAGTCGGTAAAGAAGAATCCACGCGTCTACAAAAGTACCTTGCTGTTTGTTTGTGGTTGTATATTGCAAAAGCCTCACTAATTGTATTTCTAATTCATGTAGGGGGGAATGTCCAGACCGCACTAATTGAAAATAGAAATGCATAATATTTAATAGAAAATCATTGCTCCAATTATAGACAAAGTTTGTTTTCTCACCATAGCGAAATTGCATTTTATGACGCCTAGGAAGAAGAGACATAATAGTTAAATAATTAAAAAGTCTCTTTAAATGTATTTGCGTCTTGTTTTGCGCTTCTTTGTAGATACAAAAATCCGTTTGGTGATACCATTAGATGTTTTTTTGCGTTCCTTCATAATAATATATAGGCTATTAAGGGAATGAAAGAATTTGATAGTTTTCTTCCAACGTATTCCATTTAGATACTGGACATCGCGCATAAAATTATAGTTTTCGGGTTCTTTAATAAATGGTTGAACATCCTCAGTATCGAGTTCAATGTTATATTGTAGTAGATATTTGGGATAGAATTTTATATTATTATAGATAGCGTGTTGTTTTAGTAAATAAAGCAATTGAGATTTTGTAATTATTTCATTTTCCAAAGGTAGAATACATTTTTTGCTATATATCAGTTCGCGATTTTCATTTATATATAAAAAAATAAGGCGTACAGCTTGTACGGCGTCTTTGTAAAATGCATCATATTCATCATCTACACTATTATTATCCTCCATTGAAGTATAATTTGATAATAGATTTCTATTTTTAACTAATCAATATAGCCTCCTTTGGCTGGCCAATCTGGCTCAGGGTCTTTCTCATTGCAAGTTTCGGTATGGTTGGACTCCTCCTCATCATCGGTGTTCCAATCAAGGGGATCGCGATCGTCGTCAACTTCCTTTTTTGTACGTGGCATTCGTTCGGGAAATTGCGTCATATGCTTGGGTCCAGCGCGGTCTTTGTTTTTAGAAGCAGCTTTACTAAAATTCAGCATTGATGGTAATGATGTGGGACTCTCTACCTTTCCAAGAACAGGGAAATTAGTATTTTCAAGATTAAAAACTGGTTTCGGAGCCCGTTTCGTTTTTCGGTTAAAACTATTAAAGGCGTCCCTACCGCCCCCCCGTCGGCGACCACGCCCACGTTCATCTCCTCCTCGCCGCCCTCGAAAGCTATTTGAAAATCCAGAAGTTGCGCGCCGTGGCTCATCAGACCTATCCGCCGGGTCGCGACGCCATCGACTATTCGTAAGTACAGGCGAATTGCTAGTAAAACGCTTCGCGGACTGGCGATCGCGTCCGTCGTTTCCTCGTCGGTCACTATGCGGAAATCTAGTATTTGGGCGCTTTAGCTCATTAGATTCATCGTCGCATTGCCATCGACTATTAGTAGGTGGAGGCGAATTGCTAGTAAAACGCTTCGCGGACTGGCGATCGCGTCCGTCGTTTCCTCGTCGGTCACTATGCGGAAATCTAGCATTTGGGCGCTTTAGCTCATTAGATTCATCGTCGCATTGCCATCGACTATTAGTAGGTGGAGGCGAACTGCTAGTAAAATTATCGGTCTTGCGACGAAAAGGATTAGAGCGCATATCCTGTTCAGTACTCTTCCATCGAGAATTAGCGGGCAGTGAACTCTGAGAAGAAGCGGTTTTAAAGGTGTTTTGACTCATATTATCGTCTTCAGTGGCGAGTGATTTGAATCGTGTGGATTTCATAGCTGTGATTAAAAATATAATTATATTTTTAAGTTTCAATTTTTTAACTTAAAGTTATCAGATGGTACTAGTATAGTTTCCGTACAGCTTTATTGGTATATTTCGGCACTTTTTTGTAAAAATCAAAATTATATTTTGGAAACTGCATCTTTATAAAATTGATTCAACATATAGTTTAATTATGTTAATCAACACAATATGACAGCGGTAATCTCTACTGGTCCTAGCATCTGCGTGCCTTTTATATTTTCGAATATTTCTCGAGCGCACATTCGTCGGGTGTTTGAGGGACTTAAGCTGGGTAAGATTGCATGTCTTGACATACATATCGCCCAGAAATGCCAGCGCGCATACATATATTTTGATTCTTGGAATGCAAATGCACGAGTTGATAATATTAAAGCACAGCTTCTTGAAGGAAAAGAGTTGAAAGTTATTTATAATGATCCATGGTATTGGAAATGTTATTTAAATTATGGGAAGCGACCCATCAACAGGGAAAGTATCCGCTCTAATGGTGGAGTACCAGAGCGGCAGCTTGCTCAGTTGCGTAATGAGTATAAGATAATGATTGAGTCTAAGAATGCTGAGATTAAGGCATTATACGATTTGATTGCTGAGTTGAGTAATGGGGAGATAACAGATCTAGATACTATGCTTCTACGACGAAAACAAACACAGCAGCGTATTGCGAATTCCTGAATGAGAATATCTTTTTTAATACTATGTGCATGCATAGTATGAAAACTGAGTATACGAACTTTTTTTTTTACTTTCGATTACGGGAGATTGGCGATAGTCCGCGACGTCTGCGTTTATTATTGCAACGCCCATGGACAAATGAATTAGCATGGTATTTTAATCAGAGCTGTTAGTATGTTTATATTTCTGCGACTACTTCTTCCTCGGTTGAAGCCTCCTCCCTTGCAGACGTCGCCGCACTATTACCAGCTCCCCCTTCCACCACCGGGACTTCCACCACTTCCAAGACCTGTCCTACCACCTCCACCACCGGGAGGCGTGGGTGCCGGCGTGGCACCACCAAAATGCCGCGCAAGCATCTAAAAATTGGCGCAAATGTCTTTATAATACGTTTTAAACTTTTCTTATTGAACTTTAAATGACCTCTAGACGCTTCAATTACTAAATCAATAGTAGATTCCACAACGCCTCCATCTATCAGGGCTGTACATGCGGCTTTATTCTCTGTGCTTAATTCTGTTTCAGCAACTAACTTTGTCAACATGGAAATTACAAGCTTCTTTTTATCTGCGCCCTTTAGTTTGCTTTTTTCACTAATTTCCATTGCATGTCGGCCAATAGAAATTAATGATTGTGGGTTGATACCCACACCTTCGACACGAGTTTTAAGCATAAGGAAATATTTATCTAAATCTGACATAATACATTTATGAGAGATAATATTTAAATTGAATTTAAAATCATGGAAATATTTCTTTTATAAATATAATGTCTACACCCACGAGTTCCGATACAGCTTCGTCAGCTGCTGCAGATCCCTCTTCGAATATAATCATTTCGGCTATTTTTGAAATAGTAGAAAACGTCGCCTTAAGCGAGGAAAACACGGCGGAGGTGGCAGAGATTTTGACCTTGCCGCGTGCGGAGGCGGCAGTGCACATTGCAGGGCTGGCACGCCAAGCTCTCGAGGAATCATTAGATAGTTCTGGATCTGATGCTTCTACAACGACATCGACTGATTCAGCAACATCGATGTCCACATCGGCGACAACCGAGGGTTCTGATTCGACAATCACGCCGTCAGGGCATAATTCACGGGTTGCACCTGATACTAATCTCTCCACACATTTACATGGTCAAGGAGCACCCGCATCTCCACAAACTCCACCGCGTGTGACGCGCAATCCCTTTCAGCTTCCTTGGCCAGATACGTCAGCACAACGTCAGCACATTATTATCGATGAAGCTCAGAGCGCGAACATGACGCGTTCAAGGCGCCTGAACACGAATGTGCAGTTCGAACATATCGGACCCGGCGTACGCCGACACGCGTCGGTAGACCGGGAGGGGAACGTCTCCTTTCTTCGTGGGCAAGATAATATTCCCGTAATTTGTATTAACGTTCAAGATAATATCTGGCGTTGGGTACCTTTCCATGAACTATCAGCTCCTGATTTTATTAAATATCGTGATCAGATTTCTTCATATATTGGTCGAGTGCAGTCACGCGCTCGCAGCAACTATTCGCACGCCCGCTCGCAACAACGCAATCCCGTATATCTTCCAGCCCCTGATGAACGCGCTTTCCTACTAACACTTTTTAATAATCATTTGGAAGACCATGAGAAGCGCCGCTATATTGTCGAATTTAGTCATACTATTATTGGAAGATCACATTGCTCTGGATGTTTAAAGCTCACTCTCAAAGATAAAGTAAAATGTATCCACTATGATTGCCCAGGCATGTGCAAAGAATGTTCCGACAAAATAGAAGATAGTTGCCCCATTTGTGAGAAAGCCCAGATTATAACATGTCCAATCTGCAAAGATGAGAAGAAAAAAGGCGAGATTGGATTTGCACCCTCAGGATGTGGACATGCTGTATGTTGGGCATGTATGGGAAAAGCTTATCAAGTAAATGCGCGAGGATTGCGCAAGTGTCCTCAGTGTAGAGAACCTTGGCACGTGATATAGTAGGGATAATAGGTTGAAAGTACCAATATATTTATATTTATTATAATGTTTTGGAAATGTAATAAAAATTTTTTTATACCTTTCATATGTAATATGAAAACATTGCACAAAATTTATATCTATAGGGAACCCAACACAAATAGTCTGCCAGAAGATGGCTGGTTTCAACGTTGCATACTCTGTTATTCAATTACTAATCATCAACTATATTTTGAAACATATCATGAGGGAAAAGAAATATATGAGATAAACGCTTATATATGTAAAGCATGTCAAAAGGTAAAGGAAAAAAAGCCAGCAGTTGCTGCTCGTTACAAACGCGTTTGTAATAGATATATTCGCAAACAAATTTTTATTTCCCTGTAGACCCAAAGCCTCCCGAACCGCGCGTTGTTTTGGAAAGCTTGCTGCATACGAAGCGAAAATTAATAGGTTTTAGATCATGGCTACAAAGCTGTGCCAAACGTTGCCCTGCTTCAATGGTGTAATCAGTATTTTTAATATTATCTAAAGCCAGCATGAGGTTACCACGATAGCCAGAATCAATTATCCCGACACTATTGGCAAGTCGCAGTGGCGTTTTACTGATGCTAGAACGTGGGTAAATATAGTATGCGGCATGTTTTGATTTTGCCGCCGATATTCCACGCGATACGGAATATGTGAAAGCTTCTGCTTTTACTCCCAAATCTATAATTTTGGTTTCACCGGCACGTATAATTATAGTCTCGGGGCAAGGTAGATCCAAACCTGAGTCGGGTGCAGTCGTCGAGAAGATGCGCTGTCCGTCCGCGCCCCAGCTTGTACCAGCAATCTTCTCCCAAAAGGGCTTAGCATTTTGATTTTCAATCTTCAAAAGGATGTTCATCTTAACTATATAAGATTATAAATATCTTATATCGTTATCAATTTATTTTTTACAAAATACTTTTATGGTAAGTCTTTTATTACTTCCATAAGTTTCCCGCCAATAAAGTGGAAACCTATCGTCCATGTGGCATCTGCAGCCAGCACATGGATTTCCACAAGACCGGTTAAGAGGAAGACATCGCCACCTGCGTCAATAGTGGTTTTGGGTATGTAACAATTGCAGTCTAACCCCAAACCGGTGGTTTCGGCAAACGCCTCGTCCCCGATGACGGCGAGGGTGGAACCGAGTTCCAGATAATCAAACCCTGTGCAATTCGCAAACGCGCGGTACCCGATGGAAGTCACGTTGGCAGGGAATAT